TGGGTGGGGAGACAACGGATGGGGCGGCACACTTGAGGCTTCAGGTGTAGCGGCTGCTGGCTCCGTTGGCGCTGTCTCGTCTGATCGTAGCGTTGCCCTGATTGGAGTTGAAGCGGCGGGTGCAGTTGGAATTATTTCTAAGTTAGGTGCACCAGATATTATTGGTGTAGCGGGAGCAGGACAGGTAGGGTCGGTAAGTGCGGGGCCAGAGATTGCATTGACAGGGGTGTCGGCAGCAGGTGGTGTGGGCACGGTAGATTTCTCTTACGTTGCTTTTTTAGCCGGTGTAGAGGCTTTGGGCAACGCAGGCAATATGCTTGCTGCACCAATTGGTACAAGCGTAAGCGCTGGAGGCCAAGTAGGAGCGGTAGGTCCTGCTTTTGCAGTAGCTCTTAGTGGCGTTGCAGCATCGGGTGCAGTTGGAACGGTTACAGAAACTAATAGCCCAACAGAAGACAGTGTGCTGGCAACAGGTAGCGTAGGCACTGTTGGTTCAAGCAGAACGGTAGCCTTAAACGGTGTGTCCGCGCAGGGGCAGGCGGGAACAGCAAATTATTTTTATTGGTCAGTAATTGATGACAACGGCACTCCAAACTGGCAAAATGTAGCAATGACTGTGTAAAGGATAATGATATGGCAGTAACAAATTTTACCCCTCTCCTTGGTCTGGCATTGCCGACCACAGGTGATCTGTCCGGCACATGGGGAACCACGGTCAACGATGCAATTACTGACTTGCTTGATGATGCTGTAGCAGGCACGGTAACGCTTGCAGCGGACGCAAACGTAACACTTACAACAACCAATGGCGCGGACAATCAGGCACGTAACGCGGTCATCCTGTGCACGGGCGCGCGGACGGCGATTAGAACAATCACGGCTCCGGCTCAGTCTAAACTGTACGTCATCATTAACGCAACCAGTGGTGGTTTTGGTGTCAAGATTGTTGGCGCAGGTCCTACATCGGGTATCACGGTACTTGCGGGCACGCAAGTTATGGTGGCATGGAACGGAACAGACTTTGTTGTTTCTTCGGGAGACGTTGTAGGCCCCGCATCCAGCACCGATAATGCCATTACCCGATTTGACTCAACAACGGGCAAGTTAGTACAAAACAGCTTGGTCACTGTTGCTGACGATGGTGCAATTACAGCACCGCAAGTTGGGTCGGTTATTCCTTTTTACTATGCTAACCAAGCAGCTTTCCCGTCAGCCGCTACTTATCACGGCGCAATAGCCCACAGTCATACTGACGTAGCAATGTATTTTGCTCACGGAAGCGTGTGGAATAGGCTTCTTGATGATGTGACGGATGTCACAGTAGCTCAAGGCGGTACGGGTCTTTCTACCCTCACAGCCAACAACGTCATTTTAGGCAACGGCACTTCAACGCCTCTGTTCGTAGCGCCAAGTTCATCAGGGAATGTACTAACTTCCAATGGTACAACTTGGTTAAGCACGGCTCCAGCAACGGGCGGCACAGTCACAAGCGCAAGCGTAGTGTCTGCCAATGGCTTTGCAGGCACAGTTGCAACTGCAACAACAACGCCAGCCATCACGCTTACAACATCCATCTCAGGTGTCCTAAAAGGTAACGGCACAGCAATCTCTGCCGCTACAGCCGGTACTGATTATGCAGCCCCTGCTACAGCAACGACATTTACAGCTACACAGACCTTTGCAGGCTCATCATCAGTCCTTGCGGAAGTTCTAAGCAATGCGGCAGAGGTTGCCACTGTAGAAGCCACAGCCGCTACAGGCACAATCAACTACGACATCACCACTCAATCTGTTCGTTATTTCACAAGTAACGCAAGTGCAAACTGGACTGTTAACTTCAGAGCCTCATCAGGTACTTCTTTGAATACTGCGATGTCCACGGGTCAGTCTGTGACTGTGGCTTTCTTGGTGACTCAAGGCTCTACGGCTTATTACAACTCTGTGGTTCAGGTAGATGGCTCAACTGTGACCCCTAAATATCAAGGCGGTACAGCGTATGCGGCTGGTAATGCAAGCTCAATTGATGTGTATATGTACACAATCATCAAGACGGGCAATGCGGCATTTACTGTGTTCACTTCACAGACTAAGTTTGCTTAAAGGAAAACCATGCCATTAGTACAAACAAGGGGTGCGGCTTCTGCTCAAGGCTTTGGTGAGTTTGCACAAGCGGCTACTGCTGTCAACTATATTGAGGAAGTGTTTTCTTGTTTTCTCTACACAGGTAACAGTTCTACACAGACCATTACAAATGGCATTGACTTGTCTACCAAAGGTGGATTGGTTTGGGTAAAAAACAGAGACTCTGTTGGAGAGCATGCTCTTTTTGACACAGTACGAGGCGTTGGAAATTGGCTTACAACAAACAGCACAGTTGCTCAATACGCATCCACATCAACTACAGCGTTTTTGTCTTCTGGTTTTTCTCTTGCAAACGGAACTTATGTTGGAGAGGTAAATCAATCCACAAGAACCTACGCCTCATGGACATTCCGCAAGCAACCAAAGTTCTTTGATGTTGTGACTTATGAAGGTGATGGAGATACAAATGAAAGATTGATTCCTCACAGCTTAAATTCTGTACCCGGTTGTGTAATTGTCAAAAGAACAGATGTAACAGGTAGTTGGGCTGTTTGGCACAGGGCTGGTGGAACTACTACTGCTAGGTTTTTTCGATTAAATGGCACTGCTGGGGCAGGAGGCTCCTTACCCATTAACCAGACAGGAATGTCATCTACTAATTTTGGAGTTTATTATGCGAGCGAACGGGTTATCTCCGATAGTGCAGGAGTTGGTTTCAATGTCAGTGGTGCTATCTATGTGGCCTATGTGTTTGCCCATGACGCAGGAGGCTTTGGCCTAACTGGTACAGACAATGTGATTTCGTGTGGGTCGTTTACAACTGATGGTAGTGGTAACGCTACTGTTAGTCTTGGATACGAGCCTCAATTGTTTTTAGCCAAGAAAAGTAGCGGCACAGGAAATTGGTTTTTAGCTGACACGATGCGTGGATTTACTCCTGCAGCACCATCTGGTGCAGACACATTTATTTATCTTCTTGCCAATACAAGTGATGCTGAAGCTGGTGGGGATGCATTTAGACTTAATTCAACAGGCGTTGATGCGGTTACTGGTGTTGCATCAGAAACCTACATCTACATAGCGATTCGCAGAGGCCCAATGAAAGTGCCTACAAGTGGGACAAGTGTATTTGGTTTATCTGCAAGAACTGGTACTGGTGCAAATGCTACTGTTACTGGTGGTCAGACTGATGACTTAGTTGTAATAAAAGATAGAGTGTCAGCGGTACTTCCACTATGGTCACCAAGACTTGCTGGAACGGGATACTTGGGGTCATCTTCAAACCAAGCTGAAATAGCAGCGGGAATAACAATCTTACAAGCAAATCCTTGGGATGTTATGGATGGTGTAAAAATTGGAACAACTAATAGCTTAACAAATAACAGTAGTGATACTTACATAAATTATTTGTTTAAACGTGCGCCATCTTTTATGGATGTGGTTTGCTATACAGGCGATGGAGTAAGTGCAAGAGTTGTTACTCATAATCTTGGCGTACAACCAGAATTTATTGCTATAAAAAGAAGAAGTGCAACAGGTAATTGGATATGCAATTCAAAATTAGCATCAGGTGATTATGTGCGTGGACAAGGAGACCCTAACTCCACCGCAACTACAACAAATATGTTGGGTTTTAATAGTGCTACAGGTGCTAATCAAACATTAGATTTAACTGGATATGTAACATCTACTGGCATTCAGCTAAATGTGCTTAGTCAAGGTGGCTCACCAAATACCTCTGCCTCTACTTATGTTGCCTATCTATTTGCAACTTGCGCTGGTGTAAGTAAGATTTTTTCATATACAGGGAACGGCTCATCACAGACAATTAACTGTGGCTTTACAGCAGGGTCGAGGTGGGTAATGATTAAGCGCACCGACTCTACTGGAGATTGGTATGTTTGGGATTCTGCAAGAGGAATTGTTGCAGGGAATGATCCACACCTCAGCCTTAATTCAACAGCCGCTGAAGTCACGACAGACGACAGCGTGGATACTGACAACACAGGGTTTATTGTTAATCAGCTATCAGCAACAAACGTCAACGTAACTTCTGCCACCTACATTGGCATCGCCATAGCTTAAAGGACTTATATGCAAATCAGAACACAAACAGGCGCAGTCATGTACGAAGCAGAATTTCGTACATACCAAAAAGCCAATGGTGGCCCATCATGGGAGGCAACAACAACTGAAGTCTTAGAGTCTTTAGGTGCTGATGTAGTCTTTGAAGGCCCACAAGCATCTGGCGGTACTGTTTACCAATACTCACAAGCCTCTGGCGTTGAGCAAGTAGATGGTAAGTGGTACACCAAATATATCCTTGGCCCTGTCTTTGTAGATACTCCAGCAACAGAAACAGAGCCTGCCAAAACAGCCGCTGAGAACGAAGCTGAGTACAAAGCCCGTAAAGACGCAGAACAAGCCGCAAATGTACGCAGACAACGTACAGAAATGCTCAAAGACTGCGACTGGACACAAATTGCCGACAGCACTGCGGATAAAACTGCATGGGCTACATACCGCCAAGCATTGCGTGACATTACAGGTCAAGCAGGTTTCCCTTGGACAATCACTTGGCCTGAGACACCCTAATCATGTGGGACTGGGCTGAAGCATTCATTGCCGCAGCCTGCCTTGTGGCCTTTGTCGTCTTTGGCACGTACATGATTGCATGGAGTGTGGTGTGATAAATGCGTTGGCTCATTCTGTTACTGTTATTGGGGCTAGTGGGAGCCGTAGCCAAGAGCGGATGCCATGTGCGCGAGTTCTACGGGATTGCTTACACAGTCCACGACCCGACCATACGGCACAGAGAGATGATGGCGTGGTTAGACAAAAATGCGCCCTACTGCAAGTCAACCGAATACATGGTGATCTGGAACAATTTGGCAGAGTGGGCGGGAACGGCAGACTCCACATGGTTGCGTAATAAAGTTGTTCATGGGTATAAGGATGCACTTGAGCGAGAGAAGAAATGATCGAGACAATCAGATTATTCCCAAAGGTTCAGGCATCTGGGTATCCAGACCAGCATGACCTTGCCCAGAAGAAGTTGGAGAAACAGGAAGAAGTTAACAAAACTCTTGAGTTAGCTAAAAAAAAGCAAGTGCAATTGCAGGACATAGGGTTTGAGATTTACTGTAAGAAGGTAACGCAAGAGCGCATTCGCATGGAGATATTCAACAACCGTAAGCTGGATATTTATGTATGACCAGAAAACCGATACCCAGACCAGTCAAGAAGCCAGCAATGGAGACAAAGGACAAGCTGACCCTGTGGGTCACGCTGATGGTCAGTTTCACCCTGTGCACCTCTGTCTTGGCTATGGTCTTCAGCTTTATGCTTGGCCTTTGGGCCAAAGAAGTGGACAACGCAGAAATCTTCAAAATGATTTCACCCGCTTTTTCTACTCTTATCGGCGGCATGATTGGGTTCCTGTCTGGTATCAAACTCATGCAGAATGACAACAAAAAGGATGGCAAATGCTAACTCTTCTCTCTACCCTGATTTCTTTCCTGATGGGCGGCTTGCCTAAGTTACTGGATTTCTTTCAAGACAAGGCAGACAAACTGCATGAACTAAACCTTGCTCGGATGCAGATTGAACGTGAGTTAGAACTGCGTAAAGCTGGCTTTGAAGCGCAGGAACGCATTGAGACT